AGGTCGGGAACAACTTGTTTAGCACCTTTGGCATCAATGATGTGTTCGACTACCTACGACGATCAAGGTGTAGGGCAAGTATCATATTCATCGGCAATGACAAACGAAGGGTTAGCTAAATATAATAAGTATTTGAGCAACGCTTACTTTTTTGGCGCTTCAGGCATCACAGTAACTGGCATGAGTGGCTTAATATCATCTAAAAAGCCCGTAAAGCAATTGCCATCATCAGTTGAATTTCTTAACGATAATATAAACGGCAAAGGCCAAACCCTGCGCGTCTTCTCTGACGATGCTGTTACAGAGGCTTTTACTACTGCTCAGTCTGGAATATTAGTGGCAAGACCAACAACACCAGAAGGATCAAGCGAAGCCGATGTTGAGGCTCAAAATCTACGCCCTAAATTATTACATTATAAATTCGAGTCTATTATCAATTGGGATTACGAGGTAATAAACAACGAAGAAAAACTATCGTTATTGGTTTTAGTTGAGGCAACGACAGAGCGCAAAGGCTTTAATGTTGAGTCTAAAAAACAGTATCGCGTATTAGAGTTAATTAATGGTATTTATCACCAGTCTTTATATGATGACGCAGGGGCATTAATAGAGAAAGCCGCACCTGTTATTGTTAATGGGCGTAATTCAAATGAAATTCCTTTCTATTGGATAGTTGCCGAGACAGAAACAAAAGCCGTCATTGATGACCTGGTAGATGCTAATTACGAGCACTATAATATTTATGCTGACTACGGTAGTAAGCTACATTACTCATCATTTATTATTTACTATGAAACAGGTGTACAAGGCGGCGAAAGTAATAACATGGTTATCGGTAACGCTGTTAAATGGAATGGCGGTCAAGATGCTAGTTTTGGAGTGTTACAACCTGACGGTAATGCAGACAGTCACAGAATAGCATTACAAGATACTGAGCTGAGAATGGCAGCATTAGGCGCGGAGATGTTAAAGCCTCGCACAAGTGGCGCAGAATCGGCAGAAGCTAAATCATTAGACAAGGTTGCTCAAAACTCAACTACTGCAAATGTTGCGATAACCGTTAGTGATGCTATAACAAGAGCTATTAATTTTGCTAGCCGATGGATGGGCGGTACTGAGGATGCGGTATACAGGCTTAATACTGATTACAATCCTAAAGGTTTGTCTGGGCAAGATTTAACAGCGTTGACAGCGGCACTATTAGGTAAAACAATTAGTTATGAGACTTTCTACGAAAACTTGCAAAAAGGTGAAATTGCAAATACAGATAGGACAGTAGAGCAAGAACAAGCGCTAATAGCTAAAGCCGGAACTGGAATGGAATAATGCCAGCGGAGCAACTAACACAACAAACAACTAGACACAGTGTTTATACTCAGCGTTTTGCTGGGCGCTTAGCTAATCTGTTTGATCCATATCTCGCAAGACTTACACGCGAACTTAAATTGATAATGATTGATGCACCCGAAACAACTCAGAGTATCAGGCGAATTAATCAACTTGTTAGCGAGTGGCGCTCATCTTCATTGGCTATTTACGGCAAATATAACGATGATGTTTTGATAGAAGAGTTAAGACCATTTGCTATTAACGAGTCTGAATGGGAGTTAGATAGTCTAAAGTCTGTCATTAAATCACCATCGATCACACTTGCAGCGCCAGCGCCCGTTCAGGTATGGGCAGCAGTTAACTCTACCCCTTTGATATTTCCAGATAGTAATGGTGTTAAATTATTAGAGCCATTCATTAAAGGTTGGGAAAAGGGGCAGATTGATGCAGTAAGCGACATCATAAGAACTGGTTTTATAACAGGCAGAACTAATCAGCAAATAACACAAGACATCACTGGTAAAAATGGCTATTTAGACAATCAAAACCGTGCATCAATTAAAACAATGGTCAGAACAGCGACTAATCAGGTGTCAAATGTTGCGCGTAGAGAAACGCTAGACGAAAACGACGACATTGTTATCGGGTATCAAATTATTGCGACCCTTGACAGTAGAACGTCGAATATATGCAGGCATCACGATCAAGGGCGAGTATTTAATAAAGGTTTAATTGTTTGGGCTGATGGCACAAGAGTTAAAACCAATGTTAGGCCTATGCCAGCTTTCCACCCTAATTGTAGGACTAGCATTATTGCCATACTTGATGAAAGATACACTATTGATGATAGCGCAGCAACAAGAGCAAGCAAAGGCACAGAGGGTGGCAAACAAGTTAGTGCTACAGAGTCGTATTACTCGTGGTTAAAAGGGCAAGGACAGCAAGGAGCAAAGGGTCTTACCTATGTTCAAGACGTATTGGGTAAAGAGCGCGGAGATTTATTGGTGAATGGTGGCTTAACGTCTAAGCAATTTCAGAAATTAACCATTGATGAATTATTCCAGCCAATCCCTTTAGATGAGCTACGCAAGAAGCAAAGCCTTCAGTTAGCTTTCGATAAAATAGACTGATTATGAATTAATTGTAAATAGTGGTAAACTGTACTAGAAATATTACAGCGCTAAGCGCTTCACAACCTCAAGGGTTTAACATGTTAAACGGATTAGATACGATTGAAGGCTTAACGGCTGAACAAATAGAAGCTGTAAACGCATTAGCGACGGGTTTAATTAACAAAAAAGAGCAGTTAGAAGAAAAGCTAACAAAGGTGAAAGGCTCAGTTAATAAACACGAAGGTGCAAGCGAAGAGTTAAGAGTTTTAAAAGCTAGCATGGAAAGAACCAAGCTAGAAGAAAAAGAAAGTTATCAAGGCGCTTTAACGCTCCAAGAGCAAGAATACAAAGCAAGTCTTGAAAAATTAACTAATGGCTCGAATGAGAAAGATCAACTCATACATAAGCTATTAGTAGATAACGGCTTGAGCGCTGAACTTGTTAAGTTAAATGTTAATAAGGATTTAATGCCTTTAATACAACAAGGTTTTTCAGCACAGGCAACCATCACCGAAGGCAAAGCCATGATTGGTGAACAATCACTAAGTGATTTTATGAAAGAATGGGGTGAAACTCCACAAGGCAAAGCCAGTCGAATTGCACAAAACAATTCAGGTGGTGATGGCCAAGGTGGCGGAAACTTACCCACAGGTAAAAAAATGACAGAGATGACAGGAGCAGAGCGAACAGCTTTATTCCAACAAGATCCTGTTGAATTTAATCGACTCAAAGCAGAAATGTAAGAGTCACACTTAGTGAGAACATAACATGGCTAATACTCAAATTGCTGATGTAATCGTACCAGAGGTTTATGATACGTACACAGCGGAAGATTTACCAGAATTAACAGCATTTTACACATCAGGTGTTGTTATTCAAAATGCAATGCTCGATGCAAATGCAATCGAAGGTGGTAACACTGTAAACTTACCTTTTTGGCATGACTTAGATCCAACGGTTGAACCTAACGTATCAGATGATACGACTACTTCAGCAACACCAAACAAGCTTGGTACAGGCAAGCAGATTGCTCGTTCAGCTTATTTAAACCAATGGTATTCAGACACTGATTTAGCTGGTGAGTTAGCAGGCAGCAATCCGAACCAACAAGTAACACACCGTTTTGGTACTTATTGGGTGCGCCAATGGCAACGCCGCTTAGTTGCGTCTTGTGATGGTATCTTAGCTGATAACGTCGCTAACGACTCTAGTGATATGGTTGTAGATGTTGCTGCCGAAAGTATCGCAGGTCAATCGGCAGCGACTAAATTCAATGTTGATTCATTTGTTGATGCTATTGCTACCGCAGGCGATGCTGGCTCAATGTTTACTTCAATGTGTGTTCATTCACAAGTAATGGCACAGATGCGTAAGAATGATGACATTGACTTTATCCCAGATAGTGACGGTAAGTTGACTATTCCTACCTTCCAAGGTTTGCGCCTTATTGAAGATGACGGAATGACGGTTACAGCCGGATCGACTGATGGGTTTAAATACACATCTATCTTGTTTGCCAATGGTGCATTTGGTTTTGGTAATGGCTCTCCATATATGCCAATGGAAATCAACCGCGAAGCTAAACAAGGTAACGGTGGTGGTATTAACGAAATCGGCGAACGTAAAACTTGGTTATTACATCCGTTTGGTTTTGCTGATACTGGTACGCCTGCTAGTGAGTCTTATACGCTTGCAGAGTTGCGCCTTGCAGCTACGTGGGATCGCGTAACTCAGAGTAGGAAAACCATCCCACTCGCTTTCTTAATTACCAATTAAAGTTGGTTAATTGAGTAAAAAGCCTGCCTTATTGGTGGGCTTTTTTATTTGTGGTACAATGAACAAAACAAAGACAAGGGCTTATTATGGCTAAGAACAAAGAAGGCAACGAAATCGGTGTAATTATTGAGGCTGATGATTTATTAACTCAAATAGCAAAAAGTCGAGTTGCAGCTAAAAAGAAAGCAGTAAAACCCAAAAAGAAAACAACCAAAAAGGCTTAATCATGGCTGATGAATTCGCCAAACCTGATTCTACCCCATTTATATATCATTACGTTCAAAGAAACCGTAAAAAACGGAAGGGCTATATAGACCCTGCTTACAAGGAAATATCAACCAGGTATTTAGAAGGGTACAGGGTTGGCAGCGGATATACTTACATTGTTGCAGGGGATAGCACAAGGGATAACCCGTACAACAATATGGTAGCTTATTACAAGCAGCAGCTAGTAAAAATAAACTGGAGTGTTGTGGATAATGCCTTAAGCGGTCAAGATATAACAGAGTGGGTTGATGATGTGTTTGCGTCATCTGGTAATGGTATCACTGCTGCTATCGACGCCTCAACAGGTGATGGTGGGTCTAAGACTATACTGGAAATGTCTTTAGGTATTAACGAAGTTGGGACAGTGGAAGATAATAAAAATATATTGCGAACAGCTATAACAGATTACCAGACAGCAAAACCAAACAGCCTAGTGCTGATGGTTACTCCAAACCACACCTCTAATTCTTCAAGAAACAATGATTTGATAGCGATATATAGTGAGTTGTCAACAGAATTAAACTTACCGTTAGTTGATGTTGACGCTATAACTGAAGATATACAAGGTGATCCGGATTATTACAGGGACAACACACACCCAAACAGAAATGGTTCTATAAGAATTGTTAATTGGGTGACGAGTGAAACATTAAACCCTTCATTATACCCACTGATGACACTAGAAGAAATTATTATACCTCCCATCCCTACGGCTGGTAATGTGGCCGAGCCAGTAGAGGCTGGTTTATGGAATAGCTCAA